TCCGGATGCACTGGTCGCAGCACCCCGAGAAGGCGATCGGCGCCTACACCGCCACGTCCGAAGCGATCAAGATCGTGGACGGATCCGCCGCAATCCGCGGTTATCCCTACGTCCGCGATAACAAACTCCGATCCCCCTGGTACGACTCCGATTGCAAAGGCCGCGACAAGCGCGAGATCGCGAAAGAACTCGACATCGACGATGAATCGTCGGACAGCCAGTTTTTCGATTCGGCCGTCATCGATCTGCACACGCTCAAGTACGCCCTCCCGCCGGTTCGGCTTGGGGATCTCCAGTACGACCCGCTCACCGCCAAGGTGTACGAGACAACCCCGTTCAAAGACCGGGAGGATGGATCTCTCCGCCTCTGGTGCCAGCTCGATCGATGGCTGCAGCCCGACAAGAACCGCCGCTACATCATCGCCGCCGACATCGCGACCGGCACGGGAGCATCAAACTCCGCCCTCAGCATCGGAGACGCCACCACGCGGGAGAAGATTGGGGAATTCGCAACTCCCGGCCTCAAGCCCGAGCAGTTCGCCCGGTTCTGCATGGCGCTCGGATGGTGGTTCAAGGGCCTCGACGAGTCCGCACTCCTGATCTGGGAATCCAACGGGCCCGGGCGGATCTTCGGCGATTACGTGCTCGGCAGCGAATACCGCCGCATCTATTGGCGAGAATTCGCCGGCAAGCCCAAGCCCGAACATGCCGGCTGGTATTCCACCCCGGACACCAAGCGCTCGCTCCTCGGAAATTATCGCGACGCGCTCACGTCCGAGCGGTTTATCAACCGAAGCCGGGTTTCACTCGACGAGTCCCGTCAGTACGTGTACCGAGACAGCGAGATCGTCCACTCGGCCGCGCACGCCACCGATGATCCGTCCGGCGCCCGCAGCAACCACGCCGACCGTGTCATCGCCGACGCACTCCTCTGGCTTGCCATGGGAGGAGGCTCTGGTCCGCAACAAGAACAAAGCGCCGATAAGCAAGCGAGGCCCGGCAGCTTTGCGTACCGCCGGGACGAAGCCCGCCGCGCCTCCGAGCAAGAGTCTTACTGGTGATAAACCCCTACGACAGCTCCGATCTCCGTCGCCTCACCGGAGCGATCGAAGCCGATCGGAAAGAACTGCGCCCCTTCCGCGACAAGCGGATGGACATGCTGAAGCAGTACAAGGGAACAAACTACGGCGATTCCGGCGCCAACGAGCAGAAGGTTCCCGTCAATCTTCTCGAGCAGGCGATCAGCATTTATGCCCGGGCGATTGTTTCGAGCAATCCGGGCGTGATCGTCTCGAGCCCGCACCGCGAACTCAAGCCCTCCGCGGCCATGCTGCAACTCGCGACGAATCAGATGATCGGGAAAATGAACCTCGAGCGCAACCTCCGCGAATGGGCGATGGATGCGATGTTCGGCATGGGCGTGATGAAAGTCGGCCTGAAACGCACGAGGGATTCGAGCGAGATCGATCCCGGCCAGGTCTACGCCGAATGCGTCCCCTTCGATGATTACGTCCACGACACGCGGGCCAACCGCCTCGATCAATGCCGGTATTTCGGGAATCGCTATTTCATTTCCCGCGATGATCTGCTGATGGATGGCATGATCAACCGCAACATCGTGAAGAATCTCCCGCGGGCCGGCCAGGCCGCGACCGACGATCAGGGGGAAGATCGTTCCCGCTCTCTCTCGACCGGCCAGAACGGGCACACCGACGCCGGCCTTGAGGATCAACACGAACTTTGGGATATCTACCTCGTCCGCGAGAACAAGCTCGTCACGCTCGAGCTTTCGACTGCTCAGGTGCTCAAGGTCACACACTTTGATGGTCCGATCCAGGGCCCCTATCACCACATGGGTTTCGGCGATGTTCCCGGAAACTCCATGCCCCTCTGTCCGGCCAGTCTGCTTCTCGATCTCCACGACATTACCAACCGGCTCGCCCGCAAGCTCGCCCGTCAGGCCGAGCGTCAGAAAAGCATCACGGGCTTCGCCGGCGGATCCGAGGATGATGCCGAGCGTCTCCGCAAGGCGAACGACGGCGCCACCGAGCGCGTCGATCGGCAGGGATCGGTCTTCCCGATCGAGATGGGCGGAGCGAACCCCAAGACGGCCGCGATGGTGCTGCAATTCAAGCAGTTTTTCAGCCAGATGGGCGGGAACATCGAGGCCCTGGGCGGACTCGGTCCGCAATCCGACACGCTCGGGCAGGATCAGATCATCAGCGCCGGCGCCAATCAGCGTTTGTCGGAGATGCAATCCCGGTTTATCGGGGGCACCGCCCGCGTCTGCCGCGACATCGCATGGTACGGCTGGACCGATCGGCTCACGAGCCCCACGCTCTCACGCCGCGTTCCCGGCAGCGACATCGAGATCCCGGTCGCATGGACACCCGAAGAACGCCGGGGGGATTTCCTCGATTACAACATGGAAATCGACGTGTATTCCATGGGCCCGCGGACACCCGCCCGCCGGCTGCAATCGCTCCTCACGCTGGTCGAGAAATTCGTGATCCCGCTCATGCCGATCGCGCAGGCTCAGGGGATCACGCTCGATTACGAGATGCTCATCAGAGAGGCCGCCGCTTGTGTCGGGCGCCGCGACGTGGACACCCTGTTCCGCTTTGCCGCCGGCGCCCAGAACCCCGCGCCCGGTCCATCGGGCCCCGGGATGCCGGCGAGCCCCACGCGAACATACGAACGCGTGAGCCGGCAGGGCGGAACTTCGCAGGGGCAGGAATCCTCGATGATGCGCCAGATGATGGGGAACGACCTCCAGCCCTCCGAGGCCGATGCCGCTTTCGGGGGCATGTCCTGAATGTCCACTTACGCAAGCAAGGAGTACCGCTCGATGCCTGTTCGGATCGTGAAAGACTCAGACGGAGAGTTTCGCCTCAGTTTCACCCCGCTCGGCATCGCCACGCTGCTCGGCTACGTCGCCGCCCAGGTGATCGTGCTTGCCGGAATTTACTACTCGCTCAAGCAGATCAGCGAGAACGCTCTCAGCGAAGCGCAACCCGAGCACACAATCGCAGAAGAAAAGGCCAGCAAAGACGAGATCAAGCACCTCGAGGAATCCGACAAGGCTTTCGAATCACGCCTCAAAAGGGCAGAAGATGATTTGGGAAAGCAGCTCCTCGAGATCCGCACCGACGTCAAGCAAATCCTCCGTGAATTGCCGAGGACAAAGTAACATGCCGACCTACTGCTACCGCCGCCGGGATAACGGCGAGATCGTCGAACGCGTGATCACCGTCGCCCAGATGATCCAGCTCGGAAACACGCTCACGCTGGAAGACGGCGTGAAGGCCGATCGGGATATTCCGGCCGAGATGTCGGGCGTCCATGCCACCCCCGGAGCCTGGCCGATGGAATCCCGCGCCGCCGGCGTGAATCCCGATCAGATCCCGCAGGCCCGCGAGTACGCCGCATCGCTCGGCGTTCCCACGCAGTTCACCAAGACCGGCGCCGCGATCTTCACCGATCGCCAGCACCGCGCGAAATTCCTCCGCGCTCACGGCATGTTCGATCAGCAGGCCGGATACGGAGATCCCGCCCGCGGTTCCTGGAAGGGTTGAGCACGCGTCCCACACGCGCACCCGTTCCACAACAAAAACAATTCGCCGATAGCGAGTGCATGGCAAAGGCTTCTGCAGCACCGTCCGCCCCCAGCGCACCCACCGCCCCCACGGCATCCGCAGCGCCAACATCACCGAGCGCTCCGGCTCCGAGTTCCGCTCCGCCCGCGAATACGTGGAAGGGTGGAGACGCATCGCAGGCGAGTTCGGCTCCGGCCGCAGAATCACAGTCGCAATCCGAAAGCGCGAGCCCCCGCCAGCCGCCCCCCAGCGCCGATCCGGTTTACCGCGACATCCTCGCCATCATGACTCGAGAGGGCGCGGTCGAATCGTCGCAGCCCGCGGAACCTTCTCAGTCGGCAGCGCCCGCAGCCTCCGCCCCGGGTCGCACCGCCGGCACGGGCGAATCGGCCGCTGTCACACAGGGGACGCAAGCAACGCAGCCGGCCGAAACGATCTCGATCGATCCGAAATTGCTCGCCCGCGCCGAGGGAATGGGATTGTCCAAGGCCGAGGCCGAAACGATCGGCGCCGATCTTGGAACCTTCCTCGACAGCGTCGCCGATGCGCCGGGTTATTCGCAGCCGAACGCTCCGCAGCAGCGTCAGGCCGATCAGACCCCACCCCCACCCCCGCCCCCATCCCAAGCCAATTACCAGG